AGCCGGGGATGTTCCCCGCCCTATTCACCAACGCCCTGGCGCGGCGTCTCGCATCCATGCTGGCCTGTCCCATCCTCAAGGGCGATGCTGGAGCCGCTGAAAGCAAGCGGCAGGATGGTTTCTTCCGCATCGATTTCGAAGAGGCGAAGGGCCAGGACGCTAATCAGAGACACGGCAATCATCAACCGGTTCCATCGGGGATAGCCGCGCGTGCCTAACACTAAATCTTTTACGCGGTCCTTTGCTGGTGGCGAAATCAGTGCGGAGATGTTCGGTCGCATTGACGACGCCAAGTATCAGTCCGGCGCCGCGCTCCTAAAGAACTTCATCACCACTCCGCAGGGACCAGCGCAGAACCGCGCTGGATTCGCCTACGTGCTCGCGACGAAGAACAATGGCGTAGCTCGGCTTATCCCATTCGTCTACAGCAACACGCAGACGATGGTGATCGAACTAGGCGACCAGTACATCCGCTTTCACACGCAGGGAGCAACGCTGGAATCGGCACCCGGTGTGCCGTATGAGATCGCCAGCCCTTATCTGGCCTCCGACATCTTCCAGATCCATTACGTGCAGAGCGCGGATGTGATGACGCTGGTACACCCCGGCTACGCGCCCATGGAACTTCGCAGGCTGGGCGCGCTCAACTGGACCATCACGCCGGTGAACTTCGATGCGGTGATTGACGCGCCTGCGGGCGTTACCGCGACAGCCAGCCCCGGATACCTCGCGCGCATCGCCAGCATCAGCACTGCCAGCCCCGCCTTGATTACCACCGTGGCGAGCCATACGCTTGCCCTCGGCGATGGCATCTACATCAACGGTCTCAATGTGGTGATTGGCGGTACGCCCACTGACCTGAGTGGGTTCTACCTCGTAGATAAGGTGCCTATCGATGGAGACGGAAACGTCGTCCCGAACCAGTTGCAGGTGATGGACTACGACGGCTATTCGCTCGACTCTACGGGGTGGGACAGTATCACGTCTTATGGCACGATCCAGTACGGCGACAAAATCTACAACATCAATAACAGTTACGCCGTGGCCGCCATCGCTGGAGATAACACCTCGCAGAGCGTTCTTTCCGCCAGTGTCACGGTCTTGAACAATCTCAACGTCCCCGGTAGTTACAACACCATCACCTGGGGCGCCGTGACGGGGGCCTCGCGGTACTACATTTTCAAACAAAAGAATGGACTGTGGGGATACATCGGAGAAGCGGTTGGAACGAGTTTCACAGATAACAACATCGCGCAGGATTTCAGCATCACGCCTGACAATCTTGAGAACCCGTTCTCCGGTGATGGCAACTATCCGGCTGGCGTCGGTTATATAGAGCAGCGCCGATGCTTCGCTGGGACAGATTCCAAGCCACAAACGTTGTGGATGACGAACTCGGGCACGGAGAGCACGTTTGCGTACTCCCTCCCCTCGCGTGATTCAGACCGCATTGAGGTAAAAATCGCAGCCCGCGAAGTAAGCCGCATCCAGCACATCGTTCCGCTCAACCAACTCATTCTGCTTACCGGATCATGCGAATATGCGGAGTACACGGCGAACAACGGTC